GCGGGCGGCACGTTTGGTTTTGGCACGAGGGCGCGAAAGAGCATTGGTGCTCAAAATGCGGCACCCACCGAGATTGGCACGCCGTCCGCGCTCGCGCTGCCCTACAGGCAAAGCCATGACCCATCGCACCAACTTCATGCCGCTGATCGTCCTTACCGTAATCCTGTTGGTTCTGTTGGCTCTCGGGATTGCATCTGCAGCCTTTTACCTGGTGAAGCCATGAGCCGTTACCCGCGGGCGGGCGTTCTCCCGGACGATGTGGTGCGTGCCACGGCTTTGGCGATTTGTGCGGAATATGGCCTCACCGTCGAGGCCCGCCAGATCCACCACTACGTGCTCTCCGTGTCGCTCAATCACGGTTCCACCTCGGCGGCCAGGGCGTTGGGGGTATCCCGGCCCAACGTCATTCGGTCGTGCGGCCTCGTCGAGGACATGCGAGACAACCCGGAATTTGAAAAGGGTTTCTCGGCCCTGGAGGCTCGTCTCATCGATGGCATATGATCCGCGGGCGGGCGTCAACGGGGCGCAAAACAAGCGTGTAAAAGCGATGGTCCAAACCCTCGTCGTGGAATATCTTGAGGGTCGCAAGACGGGAGACGAGTGCATGCGCGCCCTCGTGCAGGAGGCCAAGCGCAATTGACCGAACCGAGCGGGCGGGGCATAGTCCCCCGCGACCATAGGAGCCCGCCGAATGTGGCCGTTTAAGCCCAAAGCCCCTGCACCCGAAGTTGCGCCGCGCGAGCATTTCCTCGGAAGCGTCCCGTATAGCACCCATACCTCGGCGGCTCCCGGCGCCATGGAGGTGCTGGCCAACACGCTTCTCTCCGCCCAGCCCCGCGTCACCACTGGCATGGACGACAGCAGCACCGGCATGCCCGAGTTTAAGGCCCGCATGACTGGCGCCCCGCTGCCGGACGCCCTGGTCGGCTGGTTCATGGGCCAGAGTTTCATCGGCTACCAGACCTGCGCGCTCATCGCGCAAAACTGGCTTGTGGACAAGGCCGTCAGCATGCCGGGCCGCGATGCCGTTCGCCACGGCTGGGCCATTCACGTCGAGGGGGCGGCCGACGAGGACAGCGCCTCGGACCTCATCGCCAGCATCCAGAAGGATGACAAGCGCCTGCGGGTGCGGACCAACCTCGAACAATATGTCAAGATGGGCCGCCTGTTCGGTGTGCGCGTCCTGATTTTCAAGGTCGAGGGCATCGACTATGAGGCCCCGTTCAACATCGACGGGGTCAAGCGGGGCGCCTACCGCGGCATGACCCAGGTGGACCCCTACTGGTGCATCCCCGAGCTCGACGCGACTGCCGTGCAAGACCCGTCGAGCGAGCATTTCTATGAGCCGACATGGTGGCAGGTAAACGGCCAGCGCTACCATCGCTCGCATCTCTGCATTTTCCGCGCCAACGAAGTGCCCGACCTGCTCAAGCCGGTCTACCGCTACGGCGGCATATCGGTGCCCCAGCGCATCGTCGAGCGGGTCTATGCGGCCGAGCGGACGGCCAATGAAGGCCCCCAGCTTGCCATGACCAAGCGGCTCACCGTGTGGAAAACCGACCTTGCGCAGCTATATGCGAACCAGGAGCAGGCGCTCACGCATATGCAGACCTTCGCCCAGTTCCGCGATAACCACGGTGTCAAGCTGGTCGACACGGAGGACAGTATCGAGCAGCACGACACCGGGCTGGCCGATCTGGACGCCACCATCATGACGCAATACCAGCTTGTTGCCGCGGCGGCCGGCGTGCCTGCGACCAAGCTGCTGGGTACGACGCCCAAGGGGTTCAACGCCACCGGCGAATATGACGAGAGCAGCTATCACGAGGAACTGGAAACCATCCAGGCCAACGACCTCACCCCCGTGCTCGAACGCCACTACCTGCTGTTGGCCAGGTCGCGCGGGGACGCGGTGACCGTCACCATCGACTGGGCGCCGGTGGACAGCCCGACCGCGCAGCGGGCCTTCCAGGTAAAGCTCACCGACGACGCCAAAGCCGATGTTGTTGAGAATAGGGGGAGACTGGAAAGCCATGGTTACGCTCCTGCGCCGTGCTTTGCGATGCGGGCGGAGAGGGCCGAAGTGACCTTGTCCTGCGCAACGGTGGTGGCCTTGGTGGGGTCGGGCTTGGCCTGGAGGAAGGCGTCAAGCGCAACAATTTCGGTGCCCTTGGCAACGCCCTTGATTTCCAGCTTGGAAATGCCATAGGCGGCGACATCGGCCAGGGTCATGGTGGCATGGTCGAAGGTGCCGACATGCTTGGACAGGCGCTCGACCAGCGAGGTGCGGCGGGCGGTGATGTCCACGAGGGCGCGTTCGTCCATCGCCGGGCGGGTCTCGACCGCAGCGATGCGGCCCTTGAGGGAGGCAATCTGCTTGAGAGCCGCATCCATGGAAGTGGGCGGCTCGTCCTTGTCGGCGTCGGCCGCAGGCTCATCGGCCTTTGGTTCCGGGTCGACGTCTGCGGCGGGCTCGTCCTTATCGGCGTCCGCCACGGGGTCGGCTTCGGGCTCCTTAGCCTCCAACTTGTCGAGGCGAGCAACGATAGCCGCCAGTAGTGCCTTGAGTTCTTCGTCCACGGGCGTTAGCTCCTTTGCGTCAACCGCGAAAGTCAAATGGTCCAGGATGGCGACCTCTGGCCCCATCCGTCCCTCGTCTACAAGGGCAACGTGATTGCCCCGCAAATCTCGCTGGACTACATCGTATTCTCTCCCATTCCACACACCTGGCGTAAAATCGTAGCGGCAACGATAGCCCATCGATAGCTCAGTCTTACCGTTTTTAATTTTTTCGGCAAGGGCCTTGCTATAAACCTTGGGGTTTCCATAGAGGGTGTCGCCCTCGAAATACACATTTTCCCCGATGACGCCCTCGACGCCCACGTCCTCGGCCGGCTTGAAGCCATCGCCCAGCATGGTGTGGTCGTCGATAAACGGAACAAGCTTGAAGCTGTCGACGGTCTCAGCCGCCCCCAGTTCCTCGGCCGGGCGGTAGACGCGGAAGATTTTGCTGGCGTCGGCGGCAGGCGCACCGATCTGGGCGCCGCTGTAGTCATAGATGCCGACCTTGGACAGCGGGTTTTTCTTGACCTCGAACCAACCGTTTAGATCGTACTGACGCGCTGTCATTGCGCTGGTTCTCCGAAGGTCACGACCGGCACCATGCGGCACCGGCAATTTATGAGTTGGCCAGGCAGGCCGCGCTCACCTGTCCGCTCATCTATCACGGGGGGCTTGTCCAAGTCAAAGATTTGGCCGTCAAGCTGGACGTGCAGCGGTCGGGGTTCTTTGCCCCCGCCCGAGTGCAGCCACTCGAATTGTTTGATGCCCAGGCCCTGCATGCGGGTGCGATTGATGGCGGTGGTGGCCTTGCTGGTCTGGTCGCGGGCGATGAGTTCGGCGCGCTTCTTGGTACTCTGGCCGTGCTTGAGAATGTCGGGCACCAGATCCGCCATGCCGCGACCCGTGGTAATCGAGCGCATGACGTCGCCCTCAATCTTCTGGAAATACTCGGCCGGGATGGATTTGATGAGACTGACGTTCTCCTTGACCCCCGCCGCCATGACCTCGGCCACGCGCCCGCTGATGACGTTGGTCTTGAGCGTCACGCCGCCCGACACGTCCTTGAGACTTTCCCCAAGCTGGCGGGCCGTGCTGTCCGACACGCCCTTGGCCAGCGCCTCGGCCAGCCCGCCGGCGCGCTCGGTAAACAGCGCCGTGAAACGCTTGGACAGGTTGCGCAGAAGACGCGACACGCCGGCCGTGAAGCTGGGGGCGTCCATGGCCACGGTGCCGTCGCCGGTCCACTGCGCCCGGTAATAGCGCTCAAGCTCCCGCTGGGCCGCCGCCGTCATCTGGTCGACCATACGTTCAAGCCGGGCCTGGTAGCGCGCCTCGGGCAGGACTGGGTGGGTCAGGGCCTTGCCGCGAAAAACCGCCCCGCCCCGTTGGTCAGCCCACTTCTGGCGGGTCTTGCTCAAGGGTGGTCGGGTCCGGCGGGTCAAGGGGTGGCTCCTCTACGATGTCGGCAATGCCGGTGTAATTGCTGTTGGGGTCGGTCTTGAGGCGTTCGCGCACATCCATGCCGTCGATCGCGCCCGCCTGGACCAGAATGTTGTCGGTCTCGGCGTTGGTCTTGTTGATGGTGGCCCACTCGGTCGCGGTCGGGCTGTCCACCGGCGCCCAGTCGATGGTGACGGTCACCGCGTCCCCGCGCGACTTGGCCAGCAACAGGTAGTGGCGCTCGAGTACGGGCGTGAGGTCGTTGGCCTGGATGGTTTCCAGTTCCTCGTGATAGCTGCTCTCG